GTTGGCAAAGAACTTGTAAGAACAAAGCAACTGTTTGGTATTGACCATGTATTGGCACAAGAGATTACAGGCAGAAACTACGACATGGTTAAGGGCGCAACCTTGCGGATGAAGCTGGAAGGCAAGCTCGACTTCAAAGCACGTTATGGACAAAGCCCAGACTTAGCGGATGCCTCGTTCCTTTGTTTAGACGTAGCTCGCCAGCGTCACGGTCTGGTCGCAGTTGACCCTCCCGAAGAAGGGGCTAAGGGAGGAGCGCCTCGTCGAAGGCGTTCGATAAAGGACATGGCAAACGTCTTGTCAGGACAGAACTTGGAGGGGGTCTGAGCAGGGTGAAAAGTTCTTTAATCCCTTCATGTAGTTTATTCTAAATTAGAATAAATTACATGGAGTATATAAAAAAGTTTATATAGTGCGCGGGATGCCTTGTTGCCTTTACCTTAAAATAGATTAAATTTGACTTATACATCCTTTTATTTCTCTAATTGATTTTTTGTAATGGCTGAAGAAACACCTGATATACTGGATAGCGTAGCTCAAAATTATACGAAGACACGCGAGTTTAAACTAGCTAAAGCTCTGGGGCTGCGCCACCCAGATTCACTCACTAAATCAATGCGTCTTGAAGCTGCGGCGGCTGTAAGCGCCTATCTTCGCGGGGGTTCTTTAGACGAGAAAGCTCAGAGTATCGTAGATAATTTGCTGGTCGATGATGTTGGCAATCCACTAAGCCCAACAATGTTACTTACTCTTTATGCTGATGAATCTGGAGAGCCTCTTCAAGCTCTTCTTGATGCTACCAACAAAGTAATGGGGAAGGTAGGAGATAACCCTCCTACAGACCCAAAGACTAAAGACCCCGCTGACGCAGCACCAAAAGGAAAAACACCTGCTGTAAGTCCTGAATCGACTCCTTTACAGGGTAGTGATAATTACTATGAGAGTTTACTTCAACCTCCCCGCACCATGATAGGGAGCGAGGAAGAGGCTTACGCTAAAGCAACAGCATTGCCAAAGGAGCCGGATCAAAGTCCCGCTGAACGAAGCTACTTCTTTGGGTATGGAGGCGCTGGCGCTAAAGGCCCAGAGTTGGCTCAGAAGGATCAAGATATTCTTGGCCAAGACTCCTACATCCTTGGGCAAAGTAGTGGGCTGACATTTCGTGGGCCTACTGAACAACCCGCAGCCCCATTCAAGGAACGCTCAGGTGCCGCCAGACGCGCACGAATAAGGCAGGGACAATTTTCTATCGCAGAACCCAAACGAGAATTTCTTAGAGGACAAGCTCGTGCTGTTAGGGGAGCTACAGAGATTGCTACGCAGGAAATAATGGCGAAAGAAAACCGCCGCCGCAGGGAGAAAGGGTTGCCTGAGCTTTCTAGCGAGGATATGAGAACTATTGGGCAGGAGAAACTTGGTAGCCAAGGGAGAACTTATTTTGAGAAGTTAAGAGCAGAACGCGATATGCGTATGCAAAACTTGGTCAACCCCGACAGACCTCAGTTCAAGGCCGAAGACATAACGCAAGTATATGATAATGGTAGAGCAACAGGCACATTTGCCCCAGACGTAGACAGTAGAGATCAACGTATATTTAGAGAACAGCGCACGGCTCCGATGGTAGTTCCTCAAGCAGACCCCAATAAACCAGATAAAGAGGTCGGCAAGATAATGTTTGATAAGAACCGCAACGTGGTCGGTTACTCAGGCTCAAGAGATCAAGCGCGAGAGGCAGCGAAAAGTAACCCTGCTCTGGCAGACTTTCTTAAAGCGGCGAAACCTATGTCCCGTGAAGAGCGCCAGCAATCTGAGCGAG